CGGCCCCCGCTTCATCCACTTTCTAGGACGGAAATTCGGTCGGGGCCGGCGGCGTGACGCGCGACCAGATCGCTCAGGCCCTCGGGCCGGCCGCTGAGCGCCTCGTAGACGCGATCGACGCCTATACGCTAGCGCAGGCCCTCGCCGCGCACGCGGCCGCGCAGTGGGCGACTACCGGGAGCGTCGCGGGCGGCGACGACTGGCGGGCGTTGCTCGAGGCCGAGAAGATGGCGGCCGCGCGGCGCGCCGACCTCGGGCTGACGGCGACCCGGCAGGCCGCGCGCACCGGCGCCGGGCGGCCGGTCGGGTCCGTGAGCGCTGCTGATCGCGTCGCGCAGGTGCCGAAGGTTACGCGCTTGAAGGTCGCCGGCTCGTGAGCGCCGTAGAGACCTACCCGGCGGCGCTCTACGAGTACGCGGCCGGGTCGCGCGTCGATCACTTCGCGAGCTGGTGCCGCGAGCACTGCCGCCAGTCGATCGGGCAATTTGCCGGCGAGCCGCTCGAGCTTGAGCCGTGGCAATTCCGGTTTATGGCCGAGGCGATGGCCGTTGACGAGGACGAGGCGCCGTATTGGCGGGTTGTCGTTTTGCTCGTGCCGCGTAAGAATGGTAAGACCACGATGCTCGCGGCGCGCGCCGGCTACGAGCTTGATATTGAGACGGACGAGCCCGAGGTCCTGCTAGCGGCTGCGAGCGACAAGCAGGCTGGGCGGCTCTACGATGGCGCCTCGGGATTCCTGCGCCGCTCGCCCGAGCTGCGCGACCGTTTCGTCTATCGCGACTATATCGGCGAGATCGCGCGGGCCGATGGCGGCGGGAAGATCCTGCGAATGGCGACGAAAGCCGCCACGATGCACGGCTACAACCCGTCGCTCGGGATCATCGACGAGCTGCACGCCTGGACGGCGCCCTCGATGCGGTCGGCCTTCGGCGCGATGATGACGGCCGGCGGCGCCCGCAAGCGAACGCAGATGTTCGCGATTACCACGGCTGGCGAGGGCGACGAGCGCGAGACGTCGATCCTCGGGATGCTGGTCGACCGCAACGAGCGCGACGGCGAGACCGAGGCCGTGCCGGGGCTCACGATCAGCCGGAACCATGCCGCGCGCACGATCGTTTACAACTACTCGGCGCCGACGACCGACCCGCAGGACGTCGCGGCAATGAAGCTCGCGAATCCGGCGAGTTGGATCACGGAGGCCTACCTCGAGCGGCAGGCCGCCGACCCGAGCCTGTCGGTCGCGCAGGTCCTGCAGCTTCACGGGTGCGTCTGGGCCTCGAGCGATGACGCTTTCGTGACGCTCGAGCGGTGGCGCGAGCTAGGCGACCCGGTGGCGGGCGTGATTGAGCCGGGCGCCTCGGTCTGTATCGGATTCGACGGCTCCCGTACCTACGATACGACCGTAGCGGCGTGGGCGTCGCTGATGCCGGACGGCCGGATCGCCGTTAAGTCGCACGTCTGGTCGACGCGGCGCGAGGCGCCCCACCATGAGCACGTCCCGGGCGAGATCGACTTCGCGCGCTTTGAGCGCTACGTGGAGCGCGACCTGTTCGGCCGATTTACGGTCCTGGAGGGCGCCTACGACCCGCGCTATCTCGTGCGATCGGTGCAATTGCTGCGCGATCGCCTGCCGGGGAGCCGTATTGCCGAGGTCGAGCCCATGAGCCGGCTGATGCGCGACGCCCTCGCGACGTTCTATCAGCTCGTGGTCGATGGCCGGATCGTGCACGACGGCGACCCGGTGCTGGCGGCGCACGTCGCGGCGGCGCGCGCCGAGCAGGACGAGAAGGGTTGGATCGTGCGAAAGCGTCACCAGGCGCGGCCGATCGACGCGCTGATCGCCGTTGTGCTCGCCGTCTGGCGCTGCTCGATGACCGCGCACGCCGCGACCCCGTTCTATATGGAGTGGGAGTAGGTGTATGCGCGCCGCCGGGTACGGGTGCATATGGTCGGGCTCGCTGCGAGCGTCGAAGGGGTGCTTGTGCGCCGTCGCGGCGACTACCTCGAGCTGGCCGTCCCCGAGCTGCTCGAGACGGCGAGCGAGCGTCACGCGCTCGGCTCGGAGGCGGTCGTGATCGAAAAGTCGCGGGTCGCATTCTACGAGATCCTGAGGCGGCCGTGATCCTGACGGCCCCGCGCGGCGTTATCGGGAACGTCGAGCTACGCGATCGCGAGACCTGGCCGGGTTTCATGGTCGGCGGGAACGGGTCGCCGCCGCCGCCGGGCTGGAGCGGCGGCCGGATCAGCCGCAAGGACGCCCAGGGGGTGCCGGCGGCGTTCCGCGCGGTCTCGCTCGCCGCCGATCAGGTCGCCGGGATGACGCCCGGGGTCTATCGCGGCGACGGCATCGACCGGATGCCGATTACGTCGACGTGGCAGGCGCGATTCTTCGCCGACCAGCCGAACGAGGACGACCCGTGGGAGTCGGTCTGGTCGCAGACCGAGGCGAGCCTGACGGCGGAAAATAACGGCTACTGGTGGCTCGCGTACGACCCGGCGATGCGCGTGCGAAGCGTGCAGGTAATTGATCCGGGCCTCGTGCAACCAAAGCGCGATGACCAGGGAAATAAGGTTTATGACGTGCGCACGCGCACGGGTCTGCAGCGCGTCGATGCGTCGCGGGTGCTGCACTTCCGCGGCACCGGGAGCCCCGGCGAGGCGGCCGCGCCGAACCCGGTAGAGGTGTTCGTGGACTCGCTCGGGTCGGCCGTCGCGCGCCAGCGCTACGAATCAGGGTTCTATGATCGCGGGCTCGGGCAGGCGCTCGCCGTGAGCTTCCCCGACTCGATGAGCGCCGAGCAGGTAGAGGCCTACCGGTCGCTGATGCGCGATACGCACGGCGGCGTCCAGAACGCCCACAAGGTGCGGGTCTTCGGTGGTGGCGCGACCGTCCAGACGATCGGGATATCGCTGCGCGACGCGCAATTCATCGAGGGCATGCAATTCACCGTCGAAGACGTCGCGCGGATCTACAACGTAACCGCGTCGCTGCTCGGCGCCGATACGAAAAACCTCGCCGGGATCAAGCCCGAGCACGAGATGACGCGCTGGCTGCGGTTCGGCCTCGCGCCGCGCCTGCGCCGGCTCGAGGCGGCGATCAACCATCATCCGGCCTTCTTCGGCTCGGGTGCGCGCGACGAATTCCAATTCGAGACGAACGGCGTCCTTCGCGGCGACGTCGCGACCGAGGACGCGATCGGCCACGACCGCGTAATGAGCGGCCGGATTACCGCGAACGAGTGGCGCGCATCGGTCGGGCTCGTGCCGCTCCCGGGCGGCGATCAGCTGCAGCTGACGCCGGTTGGCGGCGCGCCCAATCCCGCCACGAGCGTCGCCGCGAACGGCGAGGGCGACGCCCAGGCGAAGGCCGCCGCAGCAACGGGCGGCCCATGATGGCCGCGACCACGAGGAGGGCACGAATGAGCGCCAGCACTGATAGCAAACTACGGTTCGCGGTCGCACCGATCGCCGATGTTGACTTCCGCGACGCCGCCGCGACGCACGACGGATCATGGACGATCTCGGGCTACGCCTCGGTCTTCGACCAGACCACGACCCTCTACGATGGCGACTACCGGACGGTGCGCGAGTCGATCGCGCCCGGCGCCTTCGACGCCGTACTCCGCTCGGGGCCGCTCGTGCATCTGAACGTCGGGCACGATATGAACCGCGCGGTAGCGTCGACCGAGGTCCCGGCGGGCGAGATCGGGTCGCTGGTGCTGAGCGCCGATGCCGTCGGGCTGCGCTTTCTCGCGCGCGTCGATCGCGCTGACCCGGACGCGCAGGCGCTCGCCGTCAAGATGAGCCGCGGCGTCGCGCGGCAAGCCTCGTTCGCGTTTACGATCGGCGCCGAAGAGAAGCCGGTCTCGCGCACGCTCGAGGACGGCCGCACCGAGGATACGCTGCGGATCACGCAGGTACGCTCGCTGATGGACGTTTGCGTGACGCCGCAGGGCGCCTACCCGCAGACCGTCGCAACGCTGCGCTCGATCGGCCAGTCGATCCGGGTGCTACCCGGTGACGGGCCGTTCGGCGGCGGGATGCTCGATCCCGGTCCTGATCCATCGCCGGACGCGCTCGACGTCGCCGAGGACGCCGAGCCGGTCGAGACGTTTGCATCGGATCGCCTCGAGGCGATCGCCTGCCTGACCGACCTGCTCGGCGAGTACCCGGCCGAGCTTGCAGCCCTGATGGCGCCCCCGGATCCCGGCGAGGCGCCGTCCACGTTGGCAGAGGAGGTCGGCGAGCTGATCGTAGCGCTCGCGATCAGCCTTACCAGCCCGAGTCAACCCGTACCGGGAGGCTCGAGCACCGTCACCGCATACACGCGGGGCGATGCGGACCGCCAGCGCGAGCTGGCCAAGCTACGCGCACGCGCGCGCAGCACCCTCACCCTGAAGGAGTATGCACCGTGACCGTTGAGCAGCTCAAGACGGCGGCCGAGCAGGCGCACAAGCGCGCGCTCACCGCCAAAACGAACATCGACACCGCCGATGCCGCGGCCGACCTCGAGGCGCTCGCAGCAGAATTCGACGACGCGATCATCGAGGTCGAGCGCACGAACAAGAATTACCAGACCCGGATCGCCCAGGAGGCGCTGCTCGCAGCGTCGATCGCGGCGCCCGTTCCGGCGCAGGCGCGCGGCTCGATGCAGTCCGAGACCGTGTACCGGCCCGACACCGGCACGTCCTTCTTCCGCGACATCCGCGACGCCGGCCGCGGCGACATCCGCGCCTACGAGCGGCTCGAGCGCAATAACCGCGAGTGGGACCAGATCCAGCAGCGCGCAGGCGTCAACCAGACCGGCACGTCCGGCGGCGAGTTCTCCTATCCCGTCTGGCTCGCCGAGTACGCCCCGAAGCTCAGGGCCGGGCGCGCGATCGTGGACGCGATCGGCACCGAGCCGCTCCCGCCGGGCACCAACTCGATCAACCTCCCCGCGATCCTGACGGCCTCCACCGTCGCGATCCAGACCGACGGCGGCGCGGTATCCAACACCGACCTCGCAACGGGCGCCGTAACGGCGGCCGTGCAGACGATCGCCGGGCGCACGGTGACATCGCAGCAGATCCTCGATCTTTCGTCGATCGGGCTTGATAAGGTCGTGTTCGAGGACCTGCAGATGTCGCTCAACCAGCAGCTCGACATCGCGGCGATCAATAGCGCCGTCGTCAACGCGAAGGGCCTGCTGAACGTGGTCGGGATCAACGCGGCGACCTACGTCGATACGACCCCGACGCTCGCCGAGGCCTACCCGGCGATGTTCCAGGCAAAGTCGCTGATCGAGACGAACGGGTTTAGCTCGCCGCAGTTTCTCGCGCTGCACCCGTCGGTCTGGAACGCCTTCCTTGCGGCGATGGACCTGCAGGGCCGGCCGCTCGCGCTCAGCACCGACTCGGCGGCCTTCAATGCCGCGGCCGGATTCGAGTGGGCCGCGCAGGGCCTCGTGGGCAACCTCGCCGGCCTGCCGGTGGTCTGCGACGCGAACATCCCGAAGACGCTCGGGGGCGGCACGGAAACGGCGATCATCGCCGTGAACCGCCGCGGATACGACATCTACGAGGGCGTGCCACGCTTCAAGGTCGCCGATCAGACCTCGATCACGACCCTGCAGGTCCAGTTCGTGATGTTCAACTACTACGCGGTGATGAGCCGCCAGCCCAAGCTGCTCGCGAAGGTCACCGGCACCGGCCTGATCCCGCTCGCCGGCTACTAGCCGAACGTCAACCCCTCCAGGCCGGGCGCGGCCTGGAGGGGTTTGTACCACGTAACGCTGCAAACCACGGCCCAGAATAGGGGTGCTAGACCATGCTCGAATTTGATTCCGACGAGGCCCGCGCGGAGTGGCTCGCGTCGATGGAAAGTAACCTCGCGCAGCTCGAGGCGCGCAGCGACGACACCGGCAAGCGCCGCGCAAGCGAGGTACGAGCCGAGATCGCCGCCGCAACCGGCAAGGGCGCCGGCAAGCAGACCCGTAGCGGCTCGAGCGACGCGCCGCGCGCGACGCGCGACGCGCCGCCTTCCGATCGGCCCTCGAGCTAGCCCCGTTGTACGACCTCACCACGCTACCGCTCGTTAAGGGCTACCTCGGGATCGTGAACGATACGACGAAGGACGGCCAGATCACGGCGGCGATCTCGGCGGCATCGGCGGCCTGCGAGAATTACTGTAATCGCCAATTCGTGACGCGCGGCGACTCGACGCGGCGCTACTCGGTCGGCGTTACGCGCGGGATCGTGAACCTCGACCCGTGGGAGCTTGAGACGCCCACGGCTGTCACGCTCAACCCCGAGGCGGGGTCGCCAATCACGCTCACGCGGTACTCCGATTACGTGCTCGAGCCGGGCAATAGCCCAAATGGCACGTACTACACGCTGCGGCTCTCGCCGATCCTCGTGCGCACCGCGATCGTCGCTATTCGCTTCGGCTACTCCTACGTCGACGTCGCCGGGACGTGGGGCATGCCGGTGATTCCCGAGGACGTGCAGTGGGCGGCGACGGTCGCGGCGGCGGCGTTCGTTGATCGCGCGGCGGCGGCCTATGCGATCCCGACGGCCGAGGATGGCCGCCAGACGCAGCCCCTCTCGGCCGGGGCGTGGTTGCCGTGGTCGACGCGCCAGCTCCTAACCCGGTACGTGCGGCTGGTCGCGTGAGCGTCTCGACGATTCCGGCGTTCCGCGCGGCGCTGCTCGCGCGCCTCGAGGCGGACGTCCTGCTCGCAGGCGTCCAGGTCGTGATCGGGCACCCGTTCCCGGCCGCGCCAGCCGCCGAGCTGGTCATTATCGGCGATAGCTCGAGCGGCGCCACGAACCTCGCAGGGATGTTCGGCGGCGGCCAGTCGAGCGCCGCGATCGGCCAACGCAGCCGCGAGGAGCGCTATATCACGGCGCTGGTCTGCTCGGTGATTACCCGCAACCTGAACGATCAGCAGGTGATCGAGGAGCGGGCAATGGCGATCGCGGGCGTGATCGAGGCGAGCGTCCGGGGCTGGGCGGGCGGCGCGACGCCGTGGGCGGGAATCACGCTCCCGCTCGGCGCGCGCTTCGGATGGGTGCTCGTAAACGCCGTGCAGCTCTCGCAGCACTTCGGCGACGTGCAGCGCGAGGCGCGGGCAACGATCGAGCTAGCCGTATCGGCAAGGATCTAAGGAGCAGCAGCGATGAACGTACGGTATATCGGCGCGCACGACCGGGTCCTGATCGCAATGCCATCAGGGATCGAGGTCGCCGTGGCGCGCGGCGAGACCTGCGAGGTGCCCGACGACCTCGGGGCGTCGCTGCTCGAGCAGGCCGCCAATTGGGAGGCGCCGAAAGCGCACCCCGCGAAGGCCGCTCACGCGGCGAAGGAGGGCTGACCCGTGCCCACCGGCTCCGGCATCAGCGCACAACTAGCAACCGCGAACGAGGTCTATACGAACGCGCAGCAGACCCTCACCGGGACCGCCTCGGGGACGTTTACGCTCACGTTTGAGGGCGCCACGACCGGCACGCTCGCGGTCGCATCGACCAGCGCCCAGATCGCAGCAGCGCTGCAGGCGCTCCCGAACATCGGCGCAACCGGCGTTACCGCGGCCGGCGGGCCGCTCCCGGGCGCCGTCACCGTGACATTCTCGGGGCCGCTCGTAGCGGCGCGCGCCGTCGCGCTCGTGACGATCCAGACCGGCATTGCCGGCCTGACGGCGGCGATGCCCGTCCCCGGCGCCGGTTACGGGTCGCCGGCAACCGTTACCCGTTTTCTGGAATTCCTGAACGAGTCGGTCAAGCTCACTATCGCGCGCGTCGAGTCGAAGGCGCTGCGATCCGCGAACCGCTTCCTTCGCACCGACCACTGGGCGGCCGGTAAGCGGATGGCGACGGGCTCGGTCGAATTCGAGGTCCCGTCCAAGGGGTTTGGAATGGTGCTCGGGCAGATGCTCGGGTCCGACCCGGTAATTACGACGCCGGCCGGCGGCACCCTCACGCGCGATCTCACGGTGGTAGTCGGCGACGCCACGAACCGCAGCTTCACGCTCCAGTCTGGCGTCCCCGACGTGACCGGCTCGACCGGCAACGTGCAGCCCTTCACGTACTCGGGCTGCAAGTATACGGACTGGGAATTCGACATGCAGCGCGACGCGATGCTGACCGCCAAGGGCACCGTCGACGCGATGGACGAGACCACGACGATACCGCTCGCCGCGGCCTCGTACGCCGCGGCCTTCGAGGGGTTCTACTGGACGCAGGCGCAGGCAACGCTGGGCGGCGCCAACATCGACGTTCGCAGCTTCAAGCTCGTAGGCAAGCAGTCCTACAACATTGATCGCTTTTTCTTGCGGAGCGCGACGGCGGCCGCCGGGGCACTGAAAAAGCAGCCGATCGCGAACGCTTTCGCAGATGTCTCGGGCGAGATCGAAATTGAATTCTCGGGCCTGACCGAGTACCTGCGCTACGTCAACGGCACCCTTGCGCCGATCACGCTGCTGCTCGAGGGCTCCACGATCGAGCCGCTAACGGTCGGAACGGGTCGCTTCGGGGTCCTGTTCACGCTCCCAAATTGCCGATTCGACGGCGACGGCCCCGACGTCAAGGACCAGGACATCGTGCCGATCGTGCTCAAATTCCAGGCCCTCTACGACGGCACCAATGCGCCCCTCACGATCCGCTACCGCACAACGGATATCGCGGCCTGATGGCGGAAGAAAAGATTATCGGCCTGGCCGAGCTGCGCCGCGCCGCAAACCGCATCGACCGGGAAATGAACAAGGCCCTCACGCGCGTCCTCAAGGCCGAGGTCGCCGCGCCGGTCGTGACAATGGCGCGGATCATGGCGCCCTCCGGGCCGAGCCACGGCAAGGTCCGGGCCGGCGCCCTTCGCCGGTCGATCAAGGCGAGCGTTCGCGGCGGCCGGGTCTCGGTCGTATCCTCGCCGGCCCTCAACCCGTCGCCGGGTGAGCCGCGCGGCTACGCGCGCGTGATCGAGTACGGCCACGGCGGCGTCCGCGCTTTTCTGCGGCCGGCCGTGCGGCGCTTCCGCGACTCGGGCGAGCTTGAGCGCGCCGCCGATCACGTCCTCGATTGGATCGAGCGCGAATGGCCGCGGTAGCGGACCCCGTGATCGTGTTGCGCGTCAAGATCGACGCGCAACCCTTCTCGCTCGCGATTCACGCCCGCCCCGACCTCGGGCTGACCCCGCGCGAGCTGGGCCGGCTCAAGCGCCTTGCGTCCGGCGTCGCCGGCACCGACATCTTCGAGGCGCTTAAGGTGCTGGACGTGGAGGTGATCGCGGCGCTCGCCGTGGTCGCCGCCGAGCGCGCCGGCTCGAGCGTCGATGCGGACGCCGTGTTCGATGGCCGCGCGCAGCTCGAGATCGACTGGACGAGCCTCGCCGACCCTCCTACGAGCGCCGCGGCCGCCGATCCCGCGGCTACCAGCCCGAGTACCTCGACGATCCCCGGTGGTACTGGCGGCCCGTCTTGAGCGAGGTCTACGGCATCCCGCCGTGGCGCATGGCCGACCTGTCGAGCCTCGAATACGCCGCGATCGCCGCTGATATCGCGGCGAAGAATCGTGCCGCGAAGGACGCCTCGAGGTGAGCACGCGATCGGTCAAGGTCGATATTCTCGGGAACGCCGAGAGCGCGAAGCGCGCGTTTCGCGAGGCCGGGCACGCCTCCGAGGGATTCCACGCGAAGATATCTAGCTCGCTCGGCGGGTTCGCGAAGATGGGCGCCGGGCTCGCGCTCGGATCGGCCGGGTTCGAGGGAATGTCGAGTGCGATCACGACCGTGAGCGGCCACTACCTCGAGCACGAGAAGCTTGCGAAGCAGACCGACGCCGTGATTACCTCGACGGGCGGCGCCGCGCACGTTACCGCCGCGCACGTCGACGCCCTCGCATCGTCGATCGAGGGCGTCAGTGGGGTAGAGGCGGGCGCAACCAAGAATGTTGAGAACCTGCTCTTGACGTTTACGAATATCAAGAATGCCGGGGTAAATAAGACCTTCGACCAGGCGACGCAGGCCGTGACCGATATGAGCGTCGCGCTGGGAGAGGACCCTAAGTCTGCCGCCATCCAGCTCGGGAAGGCGTTGAATGATCCGGTCAAGGGCATTACCGCCCTGAGCCGGGTAGGCGTGAGTTTCAGCGCCCAGCAGAAAGCGTTAATCAAGGGCTACGAGGCGCACGGCAAGGGCGCGAAGGCGCAAGCCGTGATCCTGAAGGAGCTAACAAAAGAGTTTGGCGGGTCGGCGAAGGCGGCCGGCGAGACGCTCGGCGGGAAAATGGCGATCCTGAAGGGCCGTTTCCTTGAGTTCACGGACGGCGTGATCGCGAAGCTTATGCCGTCGCTGATGAAGCTCGCTGACTGGCTCGGGGTATGGGTGCCGATCGCGGCGCAGAAGGTCTCCGACGTGTTCAATGGTGTTGTGGCATTCGTGCGCGGCGTCTGGGCGCGCTGGGGCGACGACATTATCAAGATCGGCCGCAAGCTCTTCTCGGTGCTCGAGCCGATCATCCGCAACGGCCTGCGCGTAATCGTCTCGGTGTTTAAGATCGTGGGCGATCTCCTGCAGGGGCACTGGGGCGCCGCCTGGGCCGAGATCAAGAAACTGCCCGGCGAGATTTTCGACTACATCTGGTCGGTCCTGAAGGGGTACGTTTCGATCGCGGCCAGTATCGCTAGCTCGATCGGCGGCGCGATCTGGGACGGCATCACCGGGATCGTGGGCGGCATTGGTGACTGGCTCGGCGGCATCATTCGCAGCGGCCTTAACCACGTTATCGGCCTCGCCAATGATGCCATTAACCTGATTAATTCGGTCAATCCGTTTAGCAAGATCCCGACAATTGGGTTGATTTCCGGCCCGGCGCCTGCCGCGACGAAGCAGGGGCCGCACGGGACGCGCCTGGCGGGCGGTGGGGTCGTGACGCGGCCGACACTGGCGCTGAT